ATATTCAAACCTTTCCTACGCACATTCATCAACAAAGATCTTGAAATACTACATGGTCCTGTGTGTAGCCTAGCTGATATTATTCTTAAGAAAAGCAAACGAAAATCCATTACACTTGTTCGCAGGATGGAGTGAGCAAGTTCATGTGCAGTGCTACCAGCATTGCATAACTTAGGCTGTGTGACTTTTTGAATGTGTAGCCTTGAGATTCGTCGCCATCCCATACAGTTTCAAACACCGTATCCCACGGCTGTTGTTGTAAATGCGCCTTGCCTGGGCGAATGATACTGATAAATGCTGCCATTCGCGGAATACTATCTGGCCGCATCTCTTTCAACAAGTCTGTATAGTTGCCAACGTGTACCAACTGTTGAGCCCACTCTGTATCAGTCCATAGTTTGGCCCAATCAGGTTCTTGTGCCAGTGCTGTGGCATAGTGCTCGGGACTGGCGATCAACTGGTACACGCTCATGTTCAACAGGTCAATTTTAAAGTATCCTAATTCTTCTGCGGCTTTGTAGTCAATGGCAGCACAATGGTTGACTGGATCTTGCGGAATGTTGGTTACATAAACACCAGAGTTATGTCGACGCACTTGTCCTTGATGCAATTGACGTGCGGGAGTATAACGAATCAATTCTAGCAATTGATTGCGATCAGCAAAGTCAATGTCAATATCTGCGCTCATTACCATCCTGCCTGTTTTAAAATATCCTTGGCATACTCTTGATCTGCAGGATAGTCCTGAAATCGTTTTTGCCAGTGGTCTACGTCTATATAAGGATACACTATAGCGATCTGTTCCTGATTTAACTCACTTAAAAAATGTTGACCAGACTCACTGTTGAAGATTATCCAAGGGCTGATACGTCCTGCTGTGACAGCATACACCATTGCATTGGTGCCGCCGTAGCGTAAACAATCATGCGGTGGATTGCCTGTTTTTTCTGACCAATCAATACCAAACTCCATTGCACGGGCCAATGCATCGTCGACATTTTCCACACGCAAATAAAACGCCAAGTACTCTGTGTAAACTGTGTCGCTACACCAGTGATCGATCTTTTTGTTTTGCTTCAGTACCCATTCCATAAACCTTGCAGGATTGATAGCACGTATGCTCACACAGTAACGTCCAAACTTGACAAAAGCCTTGTAATAAGGACTGCTACAAAAATCATCATAGGTTTTTAACTTGGCACTGCCCTGCGTCATTTCATAAAATTTGATGTATGCTTGAAACCCCAGTTCCACTCCACGTTCAGAACGTTCCTGTCTACGTCTACGTGGCTCGCAACTGTGCACAGTGAGGCTTGTTTCTTTAACAAAATCTTTTTTACAAAACTGACAAGTGTACTTCATTTTTTCTTTTCTTGACCCATCAACTTGTAGTGTTCGTCAATTTCTTTTTTGGTTGTCATTGATGCCAGCACAGCAATATCATCATCTTTCATATTGGGATACAGTTCCGACAACTGCTTGCGTATACTGCTGGCACCGGGTTCTTTTTTCTTTGGAGCAATCCAAGTATGCCTGGGAGTGCCCATATCTGGACTCACAGTGGTAGCACACAGCCATTGCAGTTCCGGGTGCTTGCTCAGTGTAAAGAAATGTTTGTTGAGCCGTTCATTAGTGGCAATGAGATAGAACTGTTGCAGTTCCGGTGATCCTTCTACTGAACTGCCCCATCTGATCATTAAAAATGTCGAAAACTTCTTGCGTTCTTCGTCAGTCAGTTCTTGATAAAAGTTTCTGTTCTTGCGATCCAACTGTCGCATTTCGTTGCCAATGTTCAACTTGTCGCTCATTACCAGGCACGTGAATAGTCTACAATTTCACAATTGCGGCTAATGTCTTTGACAAAATAAACGCACTCGGGCTCTGGTCCATCTGTGATAGGAACGCACAACATTTGCCCGTTTTTTAACTTGGGAGCATACCAAGCCACTTCGTGATAAACATCTACAATTTCAATGTCTGGAAAGCTGGGACGGAAACTGCTCAATGGGTTGAACTGAAATACTTTGAATCCACGGTCGTTGATACTGGTCAGTGGCAACACTTCAAGGTCGCCTATTTCCGGTTCGCCAATAAGAATTTGCCAGTCCATGGGCATACGAATTTTGTTGTTGCCGATTTTTAATACCAATGCAGGCGCATTAAAACTTTCAAGAAAGATCAAAGGAATATAATGATAGTCAGGATCTTTGGGATCGCTATTGTCAAAAATAGCAAATCTCATATCATCTACTTCTTCGGGTAGATGATCTAAATCAAATGGTTCGTTTTTATCTAAAGTTAATATACGCATGTTGTTATTATAGCAGACTATCGGACTGTGTGTCAATCATTTTTAATTTTGTTGAGACTTCGTTGGCAAATTTTTGTTGCCAATCTGGATCCGGCACATGAAATACTGGGTCATGGGCACACATTTTTTCATTTGGGTATGTTGTTAAATTAAAATCAATTTTATTTTTTTCAAATTGAGAAAATTGATCAATTATAACATTGTTAAAGTGGTGTTGCATTGTACTTTCAAATATGCCTAACGAGTATACAAACGGAATATTTAAACTTTTTAAGAAATGCAAAGTACCAAGTATTGCCCATGTGTGCTTGATTGACTCCAAATAAGGATCGGCCATTGACTTGAACAATGTGCTCAGTAGTGCTTGATCACTGGTTAACCAAGATTTGTGCACACTTGTATACCACTTGTATTCATCGGGAACAACTTGGGGACGTGTCCGATCATTTTCAAACTCGATCCGCCAAATGCCTGTAAATCCAATAGCTATTGCAGATATATCTGTGTACTGCATTAACTTGGTTACCAAGGCATGCTGAATCATAGCATTTGAAGATCCTGCCAGTGAATGATTCAACACTTCAAACTCAGATAGCTTTTCGCTCCAATGGTGTCCTTTCCATTTAGAAAAAGTGTTCCCATAAAGGTGATGATCTACAGAAAAAAAACTATCTCCTACTACTAGTAATTTAGATTTGGTCATTTGTTTTGTTGATTCATGATTTTATACAAAGCTGGAACATAGTCTTTCCAGTCCATTCCGTGGTAATTTTTTGTATGTTCCATAAACAGCAAGAATTGCGATCTGTGATCTGGATTGTAAGAACAATCATTCAATGCTGGTATCACGTATTCGGCGCGTGTATCCTGTATTTGTTTTATAATTTCTATTTTTTCATCATGGGTCAACACACTGTAGGACAGATAAACAGGATTAGACACATGTATTGTTAAGTTGGTCCTAGGCACACCAAGCGATTCTAAATAGGTTAGTGTGTTGTCAGTTTCAAGTATGTTTAAAACACTATTTGTCAAATGATACGATATATGATTTTTAAATTGCGGCATCAATTTGTAAAACTGTATAGTTTGTTCAACTTTGTTCCAATTTGTGCCAGTGCGAATAAATTCTGCACTAGGTCCAACCGAATCAACACTGACACAAATATGCATTTCTTTAAATTTGGCAATCCAAGGATGTTTTTTAAAGTCCATTACAATTGTGCCATTGGTTGTAAAACTCACAACACTCTCGCCGCCGGTTTCATCAACCAATTTCTTTAATTGAACATAAAATTCATTGTTGTAGATTGGTTCGCCGCCGACAAAATCTACATATTTTATTGTTGACCAATCGTCATTGGCATAATCATACAACGCGGGCGGATAAACTTGTGTAATGTCGTTAGGAAACGGGTTTTTCTGGGCGGCAAGAATAACAACTGGCATAGATCTATATTCGCTGACCCAGCTACTGCTGAGATACGGAGTACACGATCTACATTGTAGATTGCACAAATAGCCCGGTGCCAGTTGTAATTCAACCAACGTGTCTTTTTCAATAGTGTTGTCAAATTTGGTTAACGACATTTGCCTTTTTGATTTAACATTGTCATTTCGTTCTTCAACCACACGACAATAATCGCATGCTTTGTGCCAAACACCTTGATCCATGCTTTGTTTTATTTCTAAATAACGCGGATTGCTGTGCAATGCAGAAAAACTAATATCACGGGGATCACCTAGGTGTGTGTCACAGCAAGGCGCCGATGTCAATGTCGAATACCCGTGATCCAACAAAAAACACTTTATAGGTTTTACTTCCATTCCAACTTCTCCTGTGAGAAGGGATAGTTGGCATCTCTGTAAAATACTTTTCGTTTGGTCAAGTGTCGTTTGGCAAACTTACAAGTGCTGGTCACATCCCAGATTTGGACGTGGTCTTTGTCTTCCGCTTTCCTAATACCTCGCCCAATTGATTGTATAACACGGACAAAGCTCTTTCCGGGCTCAAGAAGAACCAGATTAAAAATCCTAGGGATATTAATACCCACAGCGGCCACACCATAAGTCGCCACAATAATCTTCCCAGTGCTTGTTGCAATTTCATCATATTCATCTTGTCTTGCTCCTGCTTTGGTTGCACCTGATACAAATACAGCTTGATCGCCCAGGCGCTCGATCAAGGCGTGGCCTGCTGCCACACGGTCTACCAATACCAATGTATTGCCTGTGTCATTGACATGCTTTACCAAGTTGGCAATAGCCGATAATCTATCTGGCTCTTCTAATAAAAACTTCAATTCGCTTTGGTAATTTGAAAATTCAGCATGGTCCACCAACTGCACAATGTTCACGTGGCATTGTGCCAACACTCCGCGATCTTGCAATTCGCTGGCACTGAGCTGATTAATAACAGGACCCAGACTGCACTTCAATGCTTGAAACTCAAATGGCTCTTTGGGCACAGTTCCGGTCAACCCCCACCGAATCGGCACTCTAGACATGATGCCGGTCAACAGTGTTTTGAGCGCATCAGCTTTGGCCATGTGTACTTCATCTACCATTA